ACAATGAATTCGATACCTTTGGAATGCAGAAGGAAAATAACGCCCGAAGTCGCCTGCGGCGACCACGTCCAGGGGGTATTTTTAAACTTCAGATTCTCAATACCGATATCGACCAGTTTGTTATCCGTAAACCGTTCCTGGCTAACCAAGGCCGATTCGTAGTATTGGAACGAGCTCTGATCCGACACGAGCATTTCAGGTCCGCCAATCGGATTCTGAACGCTGACCAATTTCCAAGCGTTCGTTAAGTCCGAACGGCCTTGAGCCGCAAAAGAACCTGACGAGGTTGCAGCACATGCCTGCCACCAGGTATTCGTTGTTCCGTTAATGCCGCCCACCGTTCCCGAGGTCGCGACAATCGAATTCAAAGACTCGATATGCTTTGAGACTACTGGAGCTGCCGCGAACATATCCTGTTCCAAAAGGAGCGCGAGCGATTCTTCCGCTTGCATCTTTTTGGCTTCGAGAATCTCTTCGAGTTTGGAATCGCCGGAATTTGCTACGCGTTCCGTGAACCCATCAATGGTCACAGTAGCCGCGTACTGGGCCCATAACCACTGATCTCTTGTGAGTCCATCTTGCGGAGTCGTATCCAACTGGTCGTATCGGCTATAAGCTAAAGCCGTGGTATTCTTCGCGTACATCTCTGCGTGCGAGAGGGCCACGCCGCCCTTTTTACGCATCTTTCCGCCGCCTTTGCCTTCATACAGCCATTTGAAGACAGGGTTTGACTTAAAGACGTTGTCTCTAATCCCAGGAATCATGTTGACCAAACTCGTCGTTAAGAGTTCGTCTACATTGCCCGGGCCATAACTTTGTGTCAACGGTAATGCCATAGTGGCCTCCTAATTAGTCATCGCGGGGTACGCGAATCCCTTTCTTAGCCAGTTCCATCGCATCACGTACGGACATCTTTTTGGGATCAGGGCCTGTATAAGCGCCTTTAGCGCCGCTGGTAGGCGGTTCGGTTGAAGTAGCGACTTTCTTTTGGATGGTTTGCAGGGCTTCGGCGCGGCCTTTCTCGTAATACTTCTGCGAGACTTGCTTGGCCCAGCTATAGGCTTCATTAAGTTTATCCATGTAATCCCGCTGCGTGTTGCCTTCAGGAGGATTGACATTTAAATAACCCGTAATGAGTTGATCCTCATCCAACGAATAGAAATCGGGGCGAATGGGTTTGCCATCTTTACCGACTTCCGTTGCAAAAGATTCCACCGTATCGGCGGCATCCTTTACGGAGAGTTGTTGCTCAAGCTTTTCAATTTTCTTTTGGGACTTCTCCATAGCCATCTGGTCAATCTTTTCCTGCAATGCCAGAAAGCTGTCTTTATCCTGAAAAGCCTTCGTAAACTCCTCATCCGTAATCTTCTGACCTAACGTCTTTTCAACTTCCGCTTTCTGTTCCCGGATATCGGCTTTCTGCGCTTTGCTTAGGCCATTCCAGTAATCAACGAATCGCTGATCCTTGGAGACCTGATCAAAGGCTTCGGCTTTTTTCCGTACATCCGCGATGGACTGCGTCTTGCTTTTGTAATCCTTAAGCATGTTCGTGTACGCCTGCTTAAGTTCAGGCGGGAGGCTATTAGGATCGCCGCTAAAAAACGTCTCTTCAGAAGGTGCGGCCCCCGCCGCTTCGCTTCCGTTTGTTTGAACCGTTCCTTGGGCCTGCTCGGCGGGTTCCTGCGCTGCAGGATTAGCCGCTGGGGCTTCAGGTGTCGGGCTCGCTACTGCGGTGTCGGACATATCTGTTCTCCTTAAGGTGCGTGACTTTCTTGCGTCTCGATACGAATCGGTTCTGGCTTTGCATCGCTTTCCGTTGGATCATGGGCCACGCTATGCACATGCAAGAGCATCGACCCATCGTCATGAATTGACTTCACTTTCCCTTGAATAGAAAATTTGGCGTTGTCTCCTGGGTCAAACCGTTTGGCTGAAGCAATATCTTCTTTCTTGATTTCAAAGATGCGCTGCGGCTTAGGAATGTCAAAACTGGGCTCCGGGACCCTGGTGCGCTTGGCGAGTGCCTGCATGAGTGGGTGCGACGAATTTTTCATGATTCCACCTTCCCGGTAAACTCTTTGATCTTGGGCAGCGCTAAAGATTTCGCAATCTTGGCTGCCGCTGGGCTATACGATTTTTTCGTCTTTCCCTTTTTGATCGACTCCGCTATGGCAAACAACTTCCGCTGGGGGTCCGAAACACTAGGCACGTTTACGCTCCCTGTACTGCTTTGATAAGTCGCGGATCATCGGACGATCTTTTTCAAATTGCTTGCGTCGAAACTCGCGGCTCCCTTCAATCCAGCTTTTATCGCCAAGCTTCTGGCTGCCTAATTCCGTAACGCCCTTTTCCTTCATCACGCGCGCTTTCTGGCTGCGGCTTGTGAACTCACACTCTAAGCTCTCGGAATAGTAGGGCCTGCCATTCCAGAACACGTCATGCACGGGCGCGTCGCTCGAACTCAAATCCCCGCACTTGTCGCAAACCTCTTGATAGCCGAATTTCACGTCGTACCATCCATGCACCTGATACGCCTCTTGACGGCAGCCTTGGCAGATCAATTGACCAAACTCGCATCCGGATGAATGTCACCGGAGGCTTTCCCTAAAGCATTCGCGGACTTGATAATCGTCTCCGCATTAATCTGTTGCGCTTGTGCTTGCCGCTTCTGGGTTTCGGATTCGGTTTTCGCCATATCGGCTTCTTGGGTCATGGCCTGGCCTTGTTGTGCCTGGGATTGGGACTGCTCTTGCTGATCAAAGGCTTGCTCCAGCCCTTTAATTTCGTAGTCCTTAAGGAGTTCTTTCACGATCTCGCCGATGAAAGGAGGAATGGATGGCGCAGAGGCCAGCGGAATCGACATCTGATAAACCTGGTTTAAAATCTTGTCGCGCGTCATTTTGTCGAGCGGCAATGTAGATCCGGCTTTGATAGACACGTCAAACTCGCCTTCGATCTGCGTCTTGTCAAACTTGATCGTTTGCGAAGCCGGGTCATAGATCCCCTGCTGCTGAAAGGCTTGGATAATTTCGGGCGGCTCTTGGCCGGTAATCTTGGCGATGTAGGGGACATCGAAATTGTTTTTCATCTGCATAATGAGTTGGCGAGCAATATTGCCGCAATGGTTCTCAATCCGGTCTTGTTTGCGGTCTGTGCGGGCATCCGCGCCGCTTTTAATCAGCTGGAGTTCGCCTTCGGTGCGAGTCGCTGTTTTCGTCACGCCGCCTTGCATAAATTGGCTTTGTCCGCGAATCCTGTCGATCAGGGCGTCCAAACGGTCAATCAGCATGTAGAAATCCGGCGGCATCGATCCCCAATCAAGCATCTTCATGGCCTGCTGGATATCGCCGGTGGTGGTCGCAGTCAGAATCGAGCCTTCGATGCCTTTCTCGAACTTATCCATTTCTTGCAAGCCCATCGTGCCCTTCTTCATTAGGAGCTGCCGGTTCCAGCGTTTGGCGAAGTTCAGGCACATCGTAAAGAGCTTGATCTTTTCTTTAACTTGCGGCTCCCAGGGAGCGACATCCGATTGCGGATAGGGCTCATCCGGAATGTTGTGAAAAGAGAGCATCTGGTACGGATACTCTTCGAGCCAGTCCGGCCAGGGGCGGGGATCTTCTAAATAGCGGTCATTGACTTCATCCGCAATCGTATAGATCATCCGCTCGTGCGCGTCATGGATCTCATAAATGGCCGTATAGTTGAAATCCTCTTTAAAGAGGATATTTTTCATGTACTTGATATCGATGGAGGGGTAAGACGAGCCCGTCAGCCGTTTAGCGACTTTGGGATAATCTTTCTTGACGTCTTCGGTAGGCCGGTAAATGCGCTGCGCTAGCCAGAGGTTATCCTTAGGCGGATTCTTACATCCCACGTTCATATACATGTCCCGCCAGGAGACGCGGTTAGCGTAAATCGAATCTTCGACAATTTGAAGCAAGTCGCCGGAACCGGATGTTTTGGTCGTGTTGCCGACTTTGTTCCAAGCATGACCAATGAAAAGCCCGTCCGTAATTTCAAGCTCAATATCGGACTTGAGTTTTAATTCTTTCCAGAGATGGTTTACTCCGGCTTCTAAAATGTAGGAACTTAAAATCGTGGCGTTCTTCTTGGCGTTGACGGCGATGAAAGGGTCTTTGTAATAGAGGTTCGACAGAACCGCGTCTTTATAGGCGAACATCTCCGCAATCGGCGGGACTTGTACGTTGCCTAACACCACGTCGTATTTGCTTTTGAGTTCGTCTAGAAGAACTTCCCAGCGGTTTTCTTCCGACACCTGGTCGCGCCAGCGCTTAGAAACAGAAATCCGGTCCTGGAGTTTCTGCACCTGTTGGGCTTCTTTGAGGTCTTTAAATGCCATCAGGCCGCCTCATGGAAAAAATCATGGTGCGGCTGATTATGTTTCCGGGCTTCTTGAAAGGCGGCTTCCCAGGAGCCGGCAGGAACCCCTTGCGCGGACTGCGAATCCCCAGGAACTAGCAAATCAAGCTGGGAGGCTAGAGCGTCTATTTCGTCGTCATGTTTGCCTTTAGGAAATTGCAGGAGCTCGGTTTCGAGCGACTTCATCCATGGCGCATGAAACACAAGGCCGTCGCGATAAAAAGGTTCAAGAGCTTTAATTCGGAATTCTTTAGATTCATTGCTATTGCGCCTCAGTTCAGTGATGGGGAAGAACACTCCGCGCTCGCGCATTTTTTCTTCTAGCCAGGACTTTAACGCTTTCTGATAAGCAATCGTTTCAAGGCCAATCGCAGAGGGGTTCCATTTCTGGTACATCGAGAAAATGTTGTCGATAGACTCCGCCACTTTCCAATGGCCTTTTAAAGTATCGAGAACATAGATTTTGTAGTTCTCGTCCATCCCGGCAATGTTAATGGCGAAATAATCGGCGGACTGCTTTTCCGAAATAGCCGGGTCAATCGTCATCGAGACAAAGAGCCGCTCAGGGCGTCGGTCGTAATACTTGAAATATTCTTTCTTAAAGATAGCGTT